TTGATTGACGAGATTACCATTTTGATGTACTTCAAAAAGATTAGGTTTCATGCCTCGTACAATCTTGTACTGGTGCTTCCCAATCTCAAATTCAACTTCAACAACTAGATTCTTATTATTAATTGAATTCATTAACTGAGGTTTATTGATTTTTCTAAATGGTTTGCCATATAAAGAAAAAGATAAAGCATCAAGAATAGTTGATTTACCTGCGCCATTCTCGCCAACAATAAGAGTTGACTTACTACGATTCAAATCAATTTCAGTAAATGTATTTCCAGTTGAAAGGAAATTCTTCCATCTTAATTTACGAAATAAAATCATTATTCCACCATTAGTGCTTCATTATACAATTCTTGTAGAAGCAATGTTAATTGTTCATTATCACTTTTTGATACTTGAGAAGCATACTTATTTAGTAATGAGAAAGTATCTTCAGCTTCTTCAAGCAAATCATCATCCAATTCAAGATTTAAATTTAGGTGATCTTCTACCACTTGAAGATCAGCAACTCCAGCTTTTTCAAGTTTATCTATGAATAAATCAAACATATGAAGATTAGTTTTTTGTTTCACAACAACTTTAATAATACAATCAGCGTACTGTGAAAAGTCTTGATTCACGATTTCCATGTAATCACTATCAGCATCATTATAGAATATCTTATGAAAGATTTTATCATTATTCTGAATGAATGTCAACTCACGTGTGCTTGTATCGAATACATGAAACCCACGTGGATCGTCATAGTCTGACCATGTCATTTCATAGGGTGCACCTAAATAATTGATATTGCCTTTGCTTGACTTATGGTGAAAGTGACCAGAACATACAATATCAAACTTATCAAAAAGCTTTGGATCAAAGCCATGATTGTTAGGTGAACCCTTATACATCTCAAATCCGTTTAGTTCAAGGTGCCCAAATAGTACTTGAGCATCTGTCATTTCAATAGCAGACATACATTGTTCATAATTGTCAGAACAAATCCACGGCATGAATAAAATCTTACAACCATCAATACTAAATTCTGTAGGTTCAGAATAATAGTTAAAATGAGCATTATCGCGATATAATACATTCATTGAGTTAATTTCATTCGTATTCTTAAAATACGTATCATGATTTCCAATGATTGCGTGTAAAAATAACTTATTCTTATAGATTGGCTCAATGAAATCATTATCTAAATTTTTAGCAGTAACAAAATTGATGTACTTACGTCGATCTACAATATCACCAAGATGAACAACATAGTTTATTCCATGCTCTTCTAGATATGGAAAGAATACATTCTTATAGTATCGTGAAATATGTTTTGCAAACACAGGACTGTCATTCCGGCATCCCCAGTGAGTGTCAGTTATAAGAGCTACTTTTGTCATTATTCAACTATCTCTTTTTCTAGATCTTGAATGTCTTCTTCAATGAAGTGTTCTATACCAACTGGTTCTTTAAGTTTCTTTTTCTTATTCATTGTTTCTTCAAATGAACGAACAAAGTCATTCATGTGTTCATTTTCATAGTAGTGTTGTTCTGTTTTTTCATTCCATTCACTTTGTTCGATATGGTCATTGTGAATCATTGAGCTTTCAATCAACTTATGTTTAGTATATAAATGCTTCTTTTCTTTAGTGATTCGTCGAATAAAAGCAAAATATACAATTTGAGTAATGTAAGCAAATGGATTACTGGATTTGGCAGGATCAAAGTTATCAATATACATCAAACAATTTTCTATACCATCACTAATCATTTCATCTTTAAATGGGTAGTTGATAAAATTTGGTCGGTTAGAAAGTTTGTTTGCAATCAATAAGATACACTCACCTACGTAGTTTGAAAGTCTAGGTTTAGGAGTCTTATTTTCTTTTGCTTCTAAAACTAAAACTCTATGCTTTGAAAGTTCTTCAAATAATTTTTTGTTATCTACGTAGTGAGTTGTTGTTCTCATGTTTATGCCTTAGTGTGTTACTTTATTCTTTGGAGTTAATTTTGATTTTGATGTAGGCAAATCATCTTTTTCTCTCCGAAGTTTTCGTTTGATTGCGTCTTGTAAAATAAGAGTAGCAGCAGTAGCACCAGCAATAGTTTCTGGAATAGAAAATAGTTCTGAATATTGAACCATAACATCATAAAAGTTAATGAATGTAGGACTTGGCGTATATGAACTAATCACTTGATTCTTAAAGATTGAAGCAAAATCACCATTACACAATACGGAATAACTCTTCAAATATAGAGCCGTTGATCCATTATCAAGTGTCATGTTATAGATCGTCAATGGCCTTTCAATACGATAAACAGTAGGATCATCATACTCACCATCAATCAAACCAATCACATCATCGCCATTTGAAAGTTTCAATACTTTGTAATATTTCATGTTAAGCCTATACTATAAATTTTTGATTCAAATTTTTCTTCATTGTAGATCTTCATTCTTTCTACAAAGTGATCTAAACTGTAGTTCTTCTTTGCTTTCCAAGTCAAATCATCTGCAAGATCAAATAGAACACAACCATCTTTATTCTCACCTAATCTTAGACCACGACCAATTGATTGAAGATTCCTGATTCTTGATTTGGAAGGAGAAGCAAAGATAATGTTATGAAGATTACGAATATTAATACCTGTTGAGAATGTACCATACGAAGCAATAATGATTGCATCTTTTTCCATTTCAACAAGTCGTCGAATATCTTCACGATCACTTGCACCTATTCCACCATGAACAAAATATACTTGTCTGCCTGATTCGACAGAACTAGAGATCAAGTCGTATAGTATTTTACCATGTTTTTCAATATATTGGAATAGCAAAAGCGTGTTTCCATTCAAAGAAAGTGCAAGTTTTTTAATGAAGTTATTTCTTTTTTGTGATGAAACAATGAAGTCTATTTCATCTTGATACTTCATTTTGCTTACGGATTTGCATTCTTCATCGGAATACTTAAGAACTAAACACTTAATCTTAAATGATGATAGGTGCTTTTGATCCATCAGTTCTTTTGTGGTAGTAACCTTTTTAACTGGACCAAACAAGCCTTCAAGAACCAAACGATGAGTCTGCGTGCCATCAAGAGTTCCTGTAAAACCAAACCTGTATTTGCATTGATCTAGATTGGATAGGATCTTAGTTAAGGACTTTGCTTTAAATAAATGTGCTTCATCACCAATCACCACATTAAACTTATTGAACCAAGCTTTAGGCATCTTATAGACTGATTGCCAAGTTGTGATTACGATAGGTTGATTTGTTTCTTTTTCTTTTCCAGAATAAATCATATGGCAATATTTTTCAGAGTCAAAGCCATATGATTGGAAATCAGAATGCATCTGTTGAACAAGTGAAGTGGTAGGAACAATTAAGAGGACTTTATTCCTAAAGAACCTATACCATCTTATTAAGAGGTAGATGATAAGAGATTTGCCTGAGGCCGTAGGAGATAGCATCATTGCTCTATGGTTTCTTACGGCATGAGCAAATGCTTCTATTTGATAGTCTCTTGGTTCTATCTTGATACCATAAGACTGAATCTCTTGGTTAGCATCAACAAGACTAAACTCAAAAGCAGAGTTATCGTATAAGTATTCTACTTTATACTCACGTTCTTGAGCAAACTTCTCTATGTACTCAGTCAGACCAGCATAAAGAAGACAAGTAGATGTATTGAAAAGATGGATCTCGCCATTCCACATACCAGACCGGTATGCAGGTGTAAACTGATATCCTGGGACTTTAAACGTGAAGAATGAATCAATCTCCTTGGCCATCCAAGGTTCACATCTCAATTTCACATAAAGTTCATTAATCTTTTCAATACGAATTAGTTCCATTACGCTCCCACTTTAAATTTCTCCCAGTCAATCGCTGATTTCAGTTGGTAACCACGATTGTTTACACTTTTAATGATGTTTTCCAGAAAGTCAATTTTTTCTTTCTGATAATCCATCTTTAGACTGAGTTCAATTAAATCTTTATCACTATCTAGATATATATGAGCATCAGATTTAAGGATCTTAAGACCATTAGGTTCCCAACCAAACTCTCTCAGAACTTCTTGAGAGATAGATCCATTATAGTACTCAAACTTATGTCGGTAAAGAACCTTATAGTCTTTTTCAAGTTTCTTGAGAGTAAGTCTTTCAGCAGAAAAGAACTTAAAGTACTTTGAATGTAACTGAGATACACGTAGACTTTCTTCACCTAATTCAGTTCTATCTATCTGACAATCCTTAGTCCATAGATCTTGTATTTCTTCTAATTTCATTACTATACCAATTATAACTAATATACTTTATTATGAAAGACCAATAGGTAGATTATACCCATCAGTCCATATAATGTATATAGCCTAAAGCATATTTATGTTAAATTTTCTGCAGGCAAATGTAGCGGTGGCTTCAACATATTGCATGTCGGTTAGTCGTGAATCAAACAGAAGTGCAGATAACCCTATTGGGAAAAGGTCTATGAAGGTAACTTCAAGGTGTGGATTCATTGCGGAAGTGAGTATTGTTAAGGTGGCATCAGAATACAGTGCATAACCAGACCCAGGTAAAGCATTACCTGAATTACCGCCAAAGGTCTTATTGGCCAAATCTTTATATTGGTCAAATGTATCAGGAAACCCTATTGCAGTTAACCAATTATAGATCTCTCTATAGTTAGCTAAATCTTCATCAACTCTAAACGTGAGAGATATATTATCAAACCGGAGATGGTCACCGCCTACAGGAAACACAACAAATGGGTTTGATACATCTGTTCTAGCAAGAGAGACGGTTGGAATGTTTATCGATTGAATAAACCAATTCATATTTGGAGTCTTCTTAACGGAAAACTTATAACCAAATGGAGACAGGAAATTCTTGTTTGCTGGTTGATTATCTGTCGCTGACATAATGATTCTCCTTTTTCAATATTTATAAAACAAAGGAGAACATTGCGTTCTCCCTAATAACATAGAAGATTTATTCTTATTATAAAAAGAAGGGGACTTGCGTCCCCTTCTTACGTTACAAGTACCTAATCTTACATTAGGTTGGTAACTAGCACTCTGCGATAGTATAGGTTAACATCTTCAGCAATTGCACCTAGGCCAGCAGTTGTTCCCTGTGCAAATGGGTTGGCTACGATACCATAGCGGGTCTTGAAGCCAATCTTTGGCTGGAATGAACCCTGGTCTACTGCACGAACCATCTGGAGAGGAACATATGGGCAATAGAAGATACCGGCATCGAATGCACTTGAACCCTTATAACCAACTGTTAGATAGTTACCAGTGGTATATGGATCAACGTATACACGAATGCGGCCATTTAGAACACCAGCAAAGGTGTTGCCTGTGTCATCAACATTAAGCTGGTTGCTGTTTAGAGCAGGAGCATAATCGAGAACGCCGGCCATCTGAAGAGCAGAAGCTACGTCAGAAGAGCAGACGATTAGGTTGCCCTTGCCCCGACGTGTATCTTTTGCAATTTGATTACATTCACGTTCAACCTGGAACATGAGGCCCTTGAACTTTTCAACTGACCAACGACCGTTGGAGTCAGTATCAAGGTCAAAGATACCCTGTGTTGTTGTACCAGTGTTGGCACCACGAGCAGCTGATAGGTTGATGGTACGAACTACTTCGCGATTGATTTCAGCAAGAATTTCAGCTGAAAGAATGTTGCTTAGTTCGGTTTCAGCATCAAGACCATGAATTGCTTTTAGGTCCTGGGCTAGTTCCATCGTGTACTCAGCCTTTAGAGCACGTGTCTTAGCAGTAACTGTAACCTTCTCAATGGAGAAAGCCATTTCTGGGAAAGATGTGCCACCGGAAATACCTAGGGCTTCAGCATTGGCTGTTGCCATGCCGGTGCCATAGTTATAGGCATTGCCATAAGCAAGATTAGCAGTTACTGATGTATTACCAGGAACTGTACCAACGTGCTGCTGACCAATTGTGTTGGAACCAGCTGTAAGTGTGGCAAAACCCGTATTGGCTTCGTTGTAGAATGCTTCTACGCCGGAGTTTGAGGAGTTGCTGTACTTAGCACGCATTGCAAAGATTAGGCCTGTTGGACCAGTCATTGGCTGAACGCCGCAGATGTCATAGGCAATTAGGTTTGGCATGGAACGACGAACTAGTGAAATAAGCACTGGATCGAAGTTGTCAATGTCAGCACCAGTTTGGTTGGCATGAGTTGCTTCGCCTAGAAGACGCTGACCACCAAGCTGACGACCGGTTTCACGGAGAGCTTGTTCTGTGTTTTCTAGGATTACTGCGGTTACAGCACGACGATGAGCATCTGTGATCTTTGGTAGATCGGGGTGCTCTAGTACTGGCTGCCACTTTCTTTGAGCTTCTTCAGTTAGAATCATTGGTTTTTCTCCTTTGTTAGCAACTAATTATTTGCTATTTCTCTATTTATACAACAAATGTTTTTTACTTAAC